AAAGTTCACATTTGCTATAGCAACAGCATTAGATGTATTTGCTGCTCCGTATGCTGCTATTGCTACTGTTTTATCATTAGCAGCGGCAAAGGCAGCAGTCGCATTAGCATCTACCAAATATGCATAGTAGTTAGCAGAGTTTGCCTTATCAAAGGCTGCGCCAGCACCACTACCACTATTAGCGGCATCAAATGCCGCAATAGCAACAGCATTTACAAGGTTCGCTTCATTATATGCAGCAACAGTATTGGCATTTACCAGATATGCAAAGTAGTTGGCACTGTTGGCTTTGTCAAATGCTGCGGCTGCTTCTGAACCACCAGCAGCATTGGCAGCATCAAAAGCCGCAATAGCAACTGCGTTTACAAGGTTTGCTTCATCATAAGCTGAAATGGCAATTGTTTTATCATTGGCTGCCGCAAATGCTGCGGTAGTATTAGCATCAACCAAATATGCATAGTAGTTAGCACTATTGGCTTTATCAAATGCTGGTCCTATATTTGTGTGATTGTTTGCTTGATCAAATGCCGCAATTGCTACAGCATTTACGAGATTGGCTTCGTTATAAGCAGAGACAGTATTTGCATTTACCAGATATGCAAAGTAGTTGGCGCTATTGGCTTTGTCAAATGCGGCTGCTGCACTTGTTCCACTATTTGCTGCATCAAAGGCAGCAACAGCTATGGTTTGGGCGTTGTTTGCTTGATCAAAAGCTGTGTTTGCAATTCCGTAAACTGTATTTGCTTGTTCATACGAACTGACCGCCACATTTTGAGCCGTTGCTGCGTTATTGTTTGCGGTATTTGCTCGTCCGAAAGCTGCAATTGCAATATTTGAACTAGTATTCGCTGCCTCATATGATAGATTTGCTTGTGAGAATGCGGCATTTGCTGTATCATATGCTGGTCCTACGTCTGTGTGGTTGTTTGCTTGCGTGAAAGCCGCGACAGCAATTCCTTCCGCAGTATTTCCCTGTTGATACGCGCTATTTGCCTGAGTGAAAGCAGATGTTGCGATTGTGTTGACGGTATTTGCAAATTGGTATGCAGAGGCAACTGCATTATTGGCGTAATCTGCTGTGCTGTTGGCCGTATTCGCTTTGTCATATGCTGCACCTCCAATTGTTATTGCATCATTAGCTGTATCATAAACAACACCAACATTGATACCACCTGTTGCAGCATTTGCTTGATCAAAAGCAGATGCCGCGGCATCATAAGCAAGATTGGCTGTTTGATTAGCAACGTTTGCTCTTTCAAAAGCAGAAATACCAATATCAGCACCACTACCGCTGCTGGTATTTACTGTTCGGACAACTTCTCTTTCTTGTTTATTTACGGAAACTCTAACTGGATTAGCTATATTAGATGTAATCCTTGTCTTTATTGCCATAAGATTACACCTTTGTTATTTCTGGAGTTACTGTGATAATCCCCTCAAGAATCCTTGTTTTGTTACCGGTTGATGTATTCAGCATTTCTATATCAAACAAATATCTTCCAGCATTTATATTGGATGTATTTGCATAATCTAATAGCATAGTAACTTCACCATTAGCAGCATCGGTAATTGAACAAGTAATATTTGCTGTGGAATTTGCAGAATAGTAAGAACGACGCATTTGACAAGCAAATGAGTATACCGCCACATTTATGTTGGCGTTTGTGATATCATCTGTTAGGTATATTTTATTTTCAAATGTTGCACCCTGATCCATAAAAAGTTCGACATAAGAAGCCATTATTGTTCCTTATTATTATTATACGTTGCTTGGCCATCCCGCATCAAAATCCGTTGATGATAAAACAGTATTATTTGCTGTATCAACAAGAGTATGATATTCAAATTCTTTATCATAACACGCTTGAACATGCGAACGAACTGTATTGATAATTGAAAGCATAGTGTTGCCATCTAGTGTTCTAAATACTGCATTTCCACTATTTTCTGCTTTCCAATTGATGATATAAGAATCCAGGTTTGCAATCTGTGATAAATCAACAGCAACAGCAATATACTTTGTTTGTGATTCCCTATCTGTATAGTATTTATCACCATTATACGTGATACCACCAATTTCTTTTCTGAAACGTTTTTGTGTGATTTCATTTTTAATATCATCTTTGGCTCGTAATACTTGAGTCCAAGTTTGTGTACACACACCATTTCCAGAATTATAAACTGGAGTTCCTTCTACAACAGAATAACTGATATTTGATGAAAGTTTTGTTGTTTTTGTTACAGAAACATATGTATTGCCATTGATTGTGCCACCAACCCAATCTTTGGCCAAACTTACATTAGGATTATCCATTCTAGGATTTGCTGGATATTCTATAACTTGTCCGTTTTCTATTTTTGCAAACATTGTTTTCCCTTTGATTAATTAGCATAGTAAATGAGTATAACACCATTGGCACCAGAACCTCCAGTACCACCACCACTTCCAGAACCTCCTCCACCTCCACCACCAAATAAACCACCATCGCCTGCTGGTACGGTAGCATTATCATTACTTCCACCACCACCACCGCCCGATCCATAAGAACCAGAATCATCAGAAGCAATTTCTGTTCCTGGGTTACCATCACTTGCTGGATTACCACCTGAACCACCAGCACCACCTGTTGTAGCATCACCAGTACCACCAGTGCCGCCAGTTGACCCTGATCTTGATCCTCCTAATCCTCCATTTCCATTTACACCTGCTGCTCCTCCGCCGCCACCACCAACTTCAGTGCCAATTGCATTGTAACCTTGACCACCACTGCCGCCACTATATTTCATATCTCCTGTACCTACGGTAGAGCTTCCGCCTGCACCACCTGGAATAGAACCACCACCAGCAGCAGCCTGGCCTGTTTTACCACCATCAGCACCAACAGTACAAGTTAATAAGGAGTTCGAACCAAAAGTAGTATTACCACCATTAACAGTAAATGTACCTCCTTGACCAATTTTAACAGTAATTGACGCTCCTGGTGTTAGTACAACATTATTTGATCGTGAGAAACCACCACCTCCACCGCCGCCGCCAGCATCACTACTACCATCATCACCACCCCCACCACCGGCACCAATACAAGCAATCCAGTTATTGCTATTATTCCAATCATTTGGTACTGTCCAAGTACCTGTGTTTGCTGGTGTTAAAACAATTAAACGTTCACCACCAGAAGCCATCATAAGAGCATCAGGTAAAAGCATATTAGTGACTATCCCTCATTGATAATACACCACGCCAAGTTGTTCCACCATCTTCTGTAAAGAATACTAGAACATCAACATTTGCTTCACCGCTTGATAATGTTGGTGCGGTAGCTGATGGCCATTTTGGTGTATTTGCCCAAGTAATAGTAGCATTACCACCATTGATTGCTTTCAAGACAAAACCAAATGTTTGATTGCTTGGCGGTTTGATAAATGTAATAGTAGCAGAACCACCAGCACTGAAATCTCTTGTAAAATAGTTGCTGAATGCACAGTTGATTTGTGTTGTTGCTGTGGCGAAAGCATTACCACTGATTGCTGTTTGTATTTTTAGATTACCATTTATAAATAAGTCTCCATTAAATGTACCGGATGAATTTGCAAGAGCACTGTTAGCTTTAGAGAATGCTGCCTGCATCGCGGTGTTTACATAGTTCACATTAGCAATAGCAACAGTATTGGCAGTATTTGCTCTACCAAATGCTGCTCCAGCGGCAGTTGATGCTGCATCCGCAGAAGTACAAGCGGTATTTGCTTTACCAAATGCTGCACCAGCAGCGGTAGATGCAGCAGCAGCAGAAGTACATGCTGTGTTAGCTTTAGAGAATGCTGCTTGCATCGCGGTGTTTACATAGTTCACATTAGCAATAGCAACCGTATTTGCTGAGTTTGCTCTGGCAAAACCCCAATATGCCATAACATTAGCGGTATTCGCTTTATCAAATGATGCTGAACCAGGTGAAGCATTTGCTGCCGCAAAAGCTGCTACAGTATTGGCATTTACCAGGTAAGCAAAATAGTTAGCGGAGTTAGCTTTATCATAAGCTTCCCCACCAAGTGCTTGTGCTGCGTCTGCTTTGGTACAGGCAGTATTTGCTTTATCAAAACCAGATATTGTAGCAGCATTTACTAAGTTTGAATGACCATATGCAGCAATGGTTTGAAGTTGCACTGTATTTACAGCAGCGGCAGTAGCAACATTGATGGAAGATGCATCTGTTGGAGAAGTTGCTGTATTCATACTAATGAATAGTTTACTTCCAAGTTGACCAGAACCATCAATAACAATGCTAGTTGTATTTGATATTACAGTAACAACATTTGAATCAAATATATTTGATTTGACGCGAATAACACCGTTTGTAACGTTTAGAGTATTATTACCTTCATAAAAACCTTCATTTGTTAGTGTCAAAGTACCAGTCATACCAAGATTGCCAGTTGCAATCTGGTTGAATAGATAAATCAATTGGTTTGTTTTTGTTCGCCAAAAATCAAATGTATCTGCTAGGCTGACGTTTGCAATTGACATGTTATGTTACCATTTTCCTTAGTAGTGTTTTTATTTCTGATAGTTCTGATTTGATATAATCTATTTCTTCCAAAGCAGTATTCAAATCTCTGCTTTTTTGTTTTCTTCTTTTATAAGCAGCCAGGGCGTCATTATCCTTATTTATCAGATAACTAAACTGACCTTTAGTTGTTTTATAGACGCCCTGTCTTTCTGTTTTATAATCCATATTACTCATCCTTATAGTTGCAATGCAATTACGCGCAAATCAGCAACTCTTGGTATGATCGCACTATTTGTTGATGTTAGACCAATCTTGATCGCAAATCTCTTATAGCCAGTGAATGTTGTTCCAGCACCATTGGTATATTGTACTTCACCATTTGTTCCTGTTAGCATTGCCACTGGGAACCTAAAGTTATATTCAATAAAGTCATTTCTATTACCGAGTGATGAATAAACAGAATCATCCAGATATTCCATTTCATACCAAGGTTTGGATGCAAAGGTCTCAAAATCTTCAGCATGGTGAATCTTGATATAGACTTTTACATCTGTATTTGGTGGACGATAAGAAGTTAGAAGAACAGCAATATCTTCCGCATCTTGACCTTCTGCTAGAGTAATAGTTCTGGAAATATAACGATTGATTAGTCCACCTCCAGAAGCAGCAGTTTCACCTGTTGTATTAGCATTGATAATATTATGAACAAAGATACTGTGTGTTCTTGGAATATCAACAAATGGTGAAACATACTTACTCTTTGATTTCATGGTAAACTTGGTTAGATTTGAAGGAACACCAGAATAGTTATCTACTTCATATTTTCTTGAGTAAATGGTTTGTTCTGTATCAAAGTAATAGTTTTCACCAGGTGTTATTGGGAAATAAGGTTCTGTTACTGTTTTCATATCAAATGTTACTGTTGTTTTATTGAATGACAAGTAACTTGGTTCAAAGTCAACAACAGAATACAGAAGATTTGATGAAACATTTACTGTCGCAACAATATCTGAAGTTTCACCAACAGCAACAACATTTGCTGTGAAGTATTGAATATCACCATCTTCAGCAGAGTTGGACTCAACAAGTCGGATTTCTTCTGTTTTTACCTTATCTGGTAATACAACATCAGTTTTATGATAGCGAAGCAATTTTGCTTTTGCTGAAATGATATTACTGATGATTGTAGTCAATCCTTTACTTGTTCCATTAGCAAAACGAATCTCACATCTTTCTGTTCCAAGGCCCTTATTTCTCATATGGAACTTGGTATTGGATTCAGTGACAGATGAAACAGCAATATTACTTGTGGTATTTTCACCAACAAGATAGTCACCAACTTCAACATTTGCTGTATTACCTGTTAGTTCTAGTGTTGTTGCAATAATATCTTCACCATATGTAGAAGGTGTTGCTGATACTGAAGTTAGTTCAATAATACCATATGGTTTATTACCAAGTATAAGTGAACCTGTAACACTAGTATCAAATTCAGCACGATAGAAAGTACATTTCAAATCAACATCTGGAACCATATCCCAGTTTGTATTGTTATTTGTGTGATATAGTGTTCCATTGAATAGTCGGCTGTTGACTTGATTTCCTGTTGTTACGTCTGTTCCACCAAGTCGTGAGACCCAAAGATAATAATCTGGGTTGGTAGCAACTGGGTGGATGACGAACGCATATTGTGTGCCAGAAAATAGGAATACTGGTGCTGGGAATCTAACTCTAAATGGCACAGATGCATCATCTGATGTATAACCAGCAACATCACTTCTTTCATACCAAACTTCACTGAATGGTACAGCATTCTTTGTAATACCACCAGCACTATTCATTTCGCGAATTTCAAACCATACACCGAGTGTGGCGTGTACACTTGATAGATAGATATCAACACTTGTTAGGAATACACCTTCTTCACCACTATTACTTGTAGTTGGCGTAAATGAATAAGCCATACATGATGTTGGTTTTGGTCGCCCTGTTGGCCATCTATTAGAAGGTGGAGGTGGTTCTTCTGGTGGTGGCTCTGGTTCAGGTGAAGGCTCTGGAACCGGTTCTGGTATAGGATCTGGATCCGGTGGTGGAGGTGGTGGATCAGGAATCTTTTGTATAACAGTTTCATTTGTTGTTGAACGTTCATCATAAAGTGAGTTTTCTTTTTGTACAACAACGCGAGTAGTCAAAATGGTTTCTTGTTTTTGTTGAACAAGACCCTGAGCAACGAAGTAACCAGTAGCAGTTGATAGCGCAGCAATATCATTTGTTGGGCTGTCTGTTACAACTACTTCTTTAGTACCAACTCTAAACTTTTTACCTGTTGTTGGTATTTGAATAATACCATACAAATCACCGGTTGATGATGAAACCATTGTGTAACCAAAAGTTCCACCTTGATAACTTGAGTTTGTTTGTTTGACATAACTTGTCATTCTTTCGCCGTCAAAGAACAGATAAAACTTAGTTGTTGGTTTCAAACCACGAGCATGGAACTTGATGAACTGTGGACGAATATATGGAATAACACTAACATCAACAACACGATCACCTAGATTTTGTGTATCTTCAGATGTTGCGAGATAGTATTCTGAACCCGTTCTAGATTGTTCTGTGACAGTTTCAACTTTTGTTGAAACAGCAGGACCACTATAACCAATGGTGTTTCTGTCAACAGTATCAGTTGATGAAAGAAGTTCTGCATTATTATAAGCAGAGTATTCATCATTGAATGTTGCTAGAAGTTGTCCTGTTGTTGCATCATAGAGATTATAACCAACAACATTGGTTTGCCATGAGTTCCATTCGGTACTCATTGGTCCGCCAGTATAGTTGTTTGATTCAACGTCTACATAGTTGTCTGGTGCGAATTGTGTATCAACCCAAACATCAATATCAGGATCAAGGAAAATTTCACCATTGAACTTATATGTAGCAGTTTCAGTACCACGGATTGTTGTTGCTGTATTGTTTGTAATAATAGCAACTTCAGTATATGGTAATGTAGCAATTGTATTATTGGCGTGCATTACCACATTTGTATTACTGTAAAGTTTATAATAAATGGATTCCATATCAAATAGAGGACGAATGCTCTTTTCGCGCGGATCAACAACGATTTGATAATCTGGATTATATGTTGCACCTAGATTATGATCGCGGAATGAATCAACGAAAATACCATTCTTGAAACGATCAAGACCCGCTTCATCTAGAATACGATAATCAAGAGCAGCCTTTTCAAGTGCATTCAGGCTTGCGTAATATTCTAGATTTTCAATACGGCTTTTTAGAACACCGATATCGCGCATGGTAAAGCGAATAGCAGCAGTTCTTGTTGCAAGACATGAAAGGTCTTTTCTCTTTAGTATCTGACCATATTCTGGTGATAGTGAAGGATATGGTGCAATATATAATGTTGCGAGAGCCATTGTATTATCTGGCGCAAGAGGTGTAATAGGTACACCAGCAGGATTACCTTGAACGATTACAACGTTGTTATTTTTGTCAATAGCAACAACATCCTTACGAGGTAGATAGTATGAATAGTCAAATACAACTTGACTTGTTGGCGCTGGCAATTTCATAGCAGATGTAATATAAGCAGCACTATTTGATGGATTTTCAGATGCAGAAGCAACAACAGTTGTATCTGTTGCGGTTATTGCTTTTACTGGTCTGAAATCAAGATAGTTTCTCAAATCAAATGATGTACCTGTTGTTGGTGACTTATAGATTGGAATCTGTGATGTTGTAATGGTTGTATTAGCAACATTGGCATCATCAATAGGATATGAGTCAATGGAGAAATAGCCATAACCTGTTGAGTAGTTTGTTTCAAAATAATCAAGTTCAACCAACAGATAATCAGATGATGTAAGTGAAATACCCTTTGGTGTAATGGATGCGTGATCATAGAAACTATCACGTTGTCCGCTATCAAATGTGAAATAGGTGCTTACATCTGTACCTTGTGTGTTGCTTGAGAATGAACCACCTGTGTTTTGGCGGACTGATAGAACACGATAAACATCGGAGAAACCAAGACTGTAAGGTCCTGTTGTACCAGCAGAATCACAATTGATAACAACAAAGCGATTTGGTTTCAATGTTTTTGATAGTTCTTCTGCTGAAGATGTTGTTGTTCTATATGTTACAGTACCACTCTTACTTGAACTATATGTTTCTTTCAGGTCAAATAATAGTGAACCACCAGATACACTAACATCGCGTTCAACACCTGTTGCTCCTTGTGTTGTTAGATCAATAAAGTCACCTGTCTTATAAACTTTTACATAACCATTGGAAACAACAGTATCAGCCAAGGCTTCTGTTAGAGCCATTGTATCTGCGCTAGTGATAGAAGCAATGGTATATGTACCAGATATAACACCGTTAGAAAACTCAATCTTATCACCAACATTTAGATTGGTGAATGTTGTTCCTGTTCCTGTTAGTACAGTACAAGCAGCAGTACCATCAACAATACCACCAAGTGAAACATTGAATGAAGCATTTACAGTTAGGAGAATTTCTCTCTTTTCTGCTGCTGTCAATGATCCAGTACTGTATGGTAGACTTTCTGTTGGTGTTACAGTAAATGTACCACCAGATGTAATGGTAACGTCTGATGTTACTTTATATGTAAATGTTGTGTCTGGTAAATCATCACTACCGCGAATTGTTCTGATAAATTGTGAACCAACTGAATATAGTAGTGGTTGTGATACTTCGCGGAGAACGGCAGCATTTGATACAAGAACTGCGTCAGCATGGAATGCTGATGTACCATCATTATTATAGAAACTTTTTGTGTTGGCGAAAGCATTAGAACCATTCATCTTGATATCAAATAGATACAAATACATTTGTGCTGTATTTGTTCCTAGAGTACCAGAATAATACTCAAGGCTCTTTGCTCTTGCTGTACCGATTACATTACCTGTTGGAGAGCCAGACCAAAGTTCTGCTGAAATACTATCTCTTGCTGTATCATATAGCAGTACACTAACCGCTTCATTATGTGGTGGGTTACCAACAACTTCATCAACAAAAGTATAAGAACCAAGTCTTGTTGTTACAACCTGCGAATTGACATTTCTGTAATCAATACCTTTGCGAGTTGAAACCCAGCGTGTTGTTAGATTACCAACTTGATATCCTTTTACATAAGCGCGGCCTGGTTCAACACCAATAGCAAGTAATGATGTATTACCATTAGATGACCAAAGACCACCATTTACACCATTGTTATTATGTTCACGAATACGAACACCCATACCTCTTACATAATAGTCACCAGATTCATCAAAGGTTCTTTCAGCAAAATAATCATTGATAACAGAGTATTGTGATTTATCAAGTTGTAGTTCAACAACACCTTCATTGATACGCAATAGTTGGACATAATCTGGAGGACCAGCAAGTTCATCATAATCCAATCGTGTTAGTTCTGGAATCAATTTCAATCGGTCAGCACCAGGTGCAGCATAGTTTGATGCTTCAAGTGCTGGATCCAATAGTGATAGATCATCATTATATCTAACAATTTCTTCAGTAATATTGAAACCAACTTGACATGTTGGTATTGTGCTATATCTTTCAAGAATTACAGATTGTGTTGGGAATTTGATAAAATGTTCTTTAGCAAAAAACACACCTTCAGATATTGTGAAACGAGAACCGTAACCAATAACATTGGTTGAGTTTGCAGACATAACATATAATGTTGTACCATTATTTGCTATAAGGGTATCATTAGCACTAAATGTTACAAGTCCAGCATTGGCATTGGCATTTAGATAGCGAACAAATAGAGTTTTTGAGTTTGTGTTTGCTTCATCACCATCTTCGGTATCAACAATATACGCAACAATATTAGAATTGGCACTTCTAATAGTATCATTTTCAAATGATGAAACTGTGATTTCTGTATTTGAACTGTCATAATCCTTGACCTTGACATAATGAATATCTCTTTCAATATCAAATTGTCCACCTAAAACCAGACTTCCTTCTTTGAAAATATGCTTGGCAAATCTATCAACTTGCTTTTGTTGTATAGTTTGCATTTGCGTAAGTTCTCGCGCCTGTACAGCATAACCAGGGCGAAATAGGATACGATAAAAATCTTTGGCTTCATCATAATCATCATAATAGGGTGTCACATTGAAATTTGTTGTAAGTGTGCTATTTGTTGTATTTGCCATTTGTTATGAAAATCCCTGCTTAGAAATCAAGTATTATTTTATAATCTTCTGTCTGGTCTTCCGCTCGCAAAATTGGTGTCATATTATGAGTATATAATACTTTTCCAGTGCGTTTTGTTAGTTCTTCTGTTGTAATAGATATTACATAACGAGAAGTACCAGAAGTAACACCGATAATAACATCGGTTTCTGGTGTTCCTTCTGTATTTGTTAGTTTTAGTATACTATTTGCAGAATCCCAAACAGCAACTATGCCTTTGAAATCTGCTGCATTTAGTGATGTTCCTTGGTATACCCATTCATCTTCATCAAAATTCGTGATACCACTATTTATAACGAGAGTGGTGAAGATTGAATATTCAGTATTTGATGCGACATTTGATGTTGCGGCTGATTTAGGTTCTTCAATAATCGCAACTTGTCGGTAATCATTTTCAACAGGAAACTTACCATTTTCGGTGCTACGAAGTCTTGGATTTAGGACAAGATATGAACCGTATAGTTCTCTCACAGGATCAGAACCGTGGCCACCTTGTGGGCTAATAATAGCCGCAACATTTGCCCCTGTACCATCACCTGTTAGTAATACAGTGGCATATGTATAACCAGAACCTATTGTAGTCATAACAACATTATCAACAGCACCGGTACTTATATTTATACGAGCCGTGGCATTTGCGCCTGATCCGTCACCAGAAATGGTGATACTAGTATTTCCTTCTGTATAACCAGAACCAACATCAACAATTTTGATGGCTTCAATAGCACCATCAACAGCATTTTCCTGAACATCCCATTGGAGAGTATTATCATCTTCTGTTAGAGTTTTGATTGGAATATAAGCGTCTGTTGTAAATCGCAATTGTTCCGCAGCAGCAACAGTATACATATACTTCCACACATAACCGTCTGTTTCTTCAACAGCACCTGTGGTGATGATTTGTGATGGTTCAACAGTGGAAAGACCACCATTATTATTTGACAGACACTTATATACACCCCAATTGCTTGTTACAATGTAAAAATTACAGTTTGATTGATCAAGTGAACAAACTGCGCCATCATATGTTGGATATGATGTATTAGCCATCCAGTTGTTTCTACGAATAGCGTGTCTTACATCATTTCCAGTCAACAATTTAGCGCCAATCATATTCTGCCAAACTTCATTTGTTGCTTGAACAGATGAATTGGCAGTATCGGGGGCAGCATCATTTGCCCATGGTGCTACTTTACCGTAAGTGAAATAAATCTTGGTATTGGAAAGAGAACCCTTGAAGTTTTTAGCGTTCAAAATACGCAAATCTTCAGAAAATATTGATGACATGTTTTATTTTGCCTTATTCTGATATTGTAATGTATACATTTCCTGTACTATTTATACTATTTGCCTGTGTGATAAAGAAACTATTGGCACCATTACTATAAGCAGTATAGATACCGTTTGTTAGATTTATCATATCATTTGCGTCAATAAACTCAATATAACTCAAATTGATATTTGCTAAATCTTGTGATGTTAGTGTTATTTCAATATTACTACCATTAGCATCACCGGCAGAATTGAATGTTGCTGTATAGAATATTAGTGGAAATGTATTTACTGAAACAAAATTTACATTTCCGTTGCTACTATTATCAGTAGTAAGATATTCACCAAACAGTTTCAATCCTGCTGGGTGAATCAAATCTTTTATATACTTACGATAGTTTTCAATTGATTCTTTGATCTTTACAACATATGAGAATGTTTGGTAATAATCTCTATCCTGTAAGAAGTTATAACCGCTCAAATGCCCATCATCATTTAGATAACGGCCTGGATATGTAAATGCTCCCTGTAGAACAGTAGCAGTAGCAATAGCAGTACCATCACCTATTGTTGTTAGGTTCAGCGTTGGTGCTTCATCATATCCCTGACCACCAGAAACGATTGTTAGTTTCTGAATAGCACCTTGAGTATCAGAAACAGGTAACAATGTTGCTCCATAACCTAGAATGGCTGTTACAGATATATCAGCATTTGATCCTGTTGATGTTATAACATTTGCTGTTGGTAGATAATCTTGACTGAAACCACAACCACCAATAAGGAATCCTGGCACTTCCTCAAATTCTACTTCTGTGATTGTACCAGAACCATCAACATTTTTTACATTACCTGAAGCACCTGTACCAAAACCACCGACGATATTCAAAAACTCAATCTTATCACCAATGGCATATCCTGTACCACCATCATTTATTTCCATTCTACCCAAAATACCAAGTTCTCGGATCATTGTATTAGCAGCAACACTCACCGTTGGAACACTGGTATAGTTATTACCTGCACTGATGATATAGATCAGTTCTATAGGTCCAGTATTTGAAAATTGCCAATAAGACATAGAGTTGGCAATAACATCATTTGCTGGATCACTAATAGCAGCATTCAGATTGCTATATAATGTATTGCCGATTGCTGTATTGGCTTCTAAAATAATGGTGCTATTGACAATATTATAAGTGTTGGGGTGATATGTCCCACTTGTATCAACAGAACTAATATTAGCATTAGCGCCTGTTCCACCACCGCCTGTAAATGATAGAATATAGTTATTTTGATAACCAGCACCACCATTCAATACAGCAACCGCTTTGATATTACCTGTTGTAACTGCTGTTACTTTGATAATACCATTTGTACCATTAGATGATTCAATGATAACATTATCACCTACAGAATAACCAGTACCAGCATTTACGATTGTGACAGAAGCGATAATGCCACCAAATGTGTTTGCTGTTATGCTTTTGTCTGACCCATTTTCAGTGAACGTTGTAAAAATGGTTTCATCAGAACTGAAATCTCTTGTTTGATTGGAGATTTTCAGTTCTTTGACCAAAATTCCAGATTCATAATATGTGTTGATAGATTCAACATAGGCGCGCGCATTTGATGTATTACCGATGATTTCTTTATTGACGAAATTGTTCAATGCTACTATAGAACTATTGCTTGTACCATCAACTTCAACATCTGTAATCTTCAGTGATTTTTCTATAAACCACTTACCGTCAGATGCTCGCAATATATCAAGTTTTGGATAATAAAACTCTGTATCAAGATTGAATAATGTGCGTAACAGGAATCTTATTGATTTTTCACTACCACGAGCGCGATAGAAATCTTTTACGTTTTTTAGTATTAGATTACGATCGGCTATTGTTTCATCTGGAATAATCTTTAGGAAGTTATCGTAAAACTTTTCCACGAATGTATCAATGCTATGATCAATATCCTTATAATCAAGCATGTTCTTAGAAATATCAACAAGATTATTTGCTTGTTCTAGATACTCATAATATGCTTCCAGAAAGTCCACAAACGTAGGGTGATCGTCGCGAACGAATTGCGGAACTTGTGTTTCTATAAGATTTGATATCTTATTATTAGCAGACATATTTTACGATTCCGCAACCATTTCAAGTTGGATGCTTGTTGGATCATTTAGATCGATTGCCAATATTCTATTTCTTAGCGGTGATATTACCTCATTTTCTGCTGGAGCATTGAATGTTACAACATCTGTATCATAATAGTTTGATGTAACTGTACTGTTGGCAAATAGTGATGTAACAATGATTTCACCTGTTTCATAGTTGATTGTACCAGCATTGTTGTTTATGATGGACTTGGTGCCGTTTGTATTGAAATAGTAAGAACGAATAAGACCTGCTTTTGCTTCAAGGCGGGCAATCGCTCTTGCTTCACTACCTCCACCACCACTCAATGTTACAATAGCCCTGGTATAGTTTGATCCTCTATTTGTAACATTGATACTAACAATACGACCAGCACGAACAACTGCTTCTGCTGTTGCGCCAGAACCATCACCTGTAATAGTAACAGTGGGTGATGATGTATAGTTGATACCAGCATTTAGAACATCAATACCATCAATACCTGTTGCTGATAGTGGAACTTCCTCATAATAAATCTGTCTTTCTACACCATTATAATCATAGACATTGATTTGTGGAAGAGTATACAAGTTATTGTTATAGTCACCTTTTTTCAAAGGAACATTGAACTTTATTTGATACTGTTTTGCTTGTGTTGTATCAAGTGCTATTCTTTTTTGTAGGTAAATATCAACGTCCGATCCTGTAATAGAGGGGTCAGCATTTTCAATATAATATTGTAACTTTGATTTTCTGAATGTTGAACTAAACTTATTCAACTCATTATTGTTATAATCTTGCACAGCAGCATTGACCAGGGTCCATATTTCATTTGTTGTCTTATTTGTCAATGATGGATTATAATAAACATTCCCTTGCATTACAATAAAGACATAATCTGGATCAACTATTTCTGGTGTAACAGTCATAACGTTTCTTGTTTCAATAAGTTGACTTTTGATTCTTTCTTTTTCTATATTAGTCAGCACATAGTTATTTTTGGTTTTTAGAGAAAGGTAAACTTTACCATATACGATAGGATCATTATCTTCACCGCCCCAAACAGCAACACTATCAATGTTTGTATAATCTTTTGTTATCAAGATTTCATAATCATTCTTTGTTACCGCTCTATTTTGGGCAGCATAGAAATAAGGTGCACGATATCTTATTTGTTCAATAGTTTCTTTATCAGTTCCTCCATATGAACCATTTACAGATGTAACAGAAACATTATCATTGAAAAGCCCTCCGATGGCATCAGTCAGATAAAATCTAGAAATATTATTTGCGGGCGCGCCAACAGTATCCAGATATGTAACAGAAATAATGTTACCGTCACTAGGTTTTTTACCTAGAACATCATCACCAAAATAAAATGTATATCTGGATTCCTGATCTTCTTCTATAAAATAGACAGCAGAGTTGGGTGTTAGTTCTGTAATATCTTCTGCTATTTTATATTCTGTTCTTGTTGTATTAGATGATGATTCCTGAACAGTTATAACAACAGTATCAATATCAACATTTGCTGATGGAATCTTGAATCTACGCGATGTATTTGTTGGATCCATCTGATATTGTAAAGTAATAACTTCACCTTGTTTCAATGATATATCATTGAAAACGAAACTACTAGCATTTTTAGCAACTGTATTTGAATACAATGTAACGAATGGATAGTTGACACCATCAATGTCTTTTCCCAGAAAACGAGTATACTTATCAAGTGTCAGAGTGGCAACATTTTGATCTTCACTTACAGATGGTGTGACAATAACATTAGCAGTTACCAGCGCACCATGGCGACTTTCTGGAATATAGTTGATTGCTTTAGCATGAGAAATAACTGAATCGCGAAGTTGTGCTGTATCAAGAAACATTTCATTAGCAACAACATTGAGATAATAACCCATCATGTGGGTGTTGTAGGCGAGAATATCTAATAAAACACTCATTCCACTACCTTCAAAATCATAATCTTGAAACTGATTTTGACTGCGTAAATAGTTCTTTAGATTATTTTTGATAGAGTGGAAATCAAGTTCCGTTACCCTAAGTGCTGTGTTTGCCATTATAGTTTCCTAAACTTATATCCTTTTGTGTGGCTTCTTTCACCACTTACTACTTTATGAGCATTCGCTGTGGCTATATTATACACTTTGCAAAAAATACTC